CTTGCTGGTAATACTGCTGACTACTATTACAAGGCTAATAAAGTGCTTGACAACGATTTAAATGGCCCTTTTGGATGGTATGACAAGTTAAATGAAGCAAAAGCAGAAAACAACACTGTTAATGTTGCAAAATTTACTGTTAAAATAAACGAAATTAAAGCAAAAATAAGTAGTAATTATCTTTTGGCTAAGGTTTATGAAGGACAAATTAAAGATGCTCAAGATAAATTTGAAAAAGCAAAAGTTGTAAATAACAATTCAAAAATTAAAAAAGATAAAACAGAAGATGCTTACAATGGAGTTTGGAAATTTAACGCTCCAATGATTAACACGCTTAATGCTTTACAAACTGGAGACCTTCCACGACCACTAGATGCTGGACCCGCTGGAGAAGGAGATGCAAGAAATTTTTGGTGGGTTAATTACGGCGGTAAAGGAACATTTCAAATGGACCGTCAAATTAACACTGCAGCGTTTAAGGCTGACTCTAAAAAAGCAGCAGATGCTATCAAGCGTCCATTTGACCCAAACTATTATGGGTTTAAGTTTCACTATAACCCAACCACACTAAACATGAGTTGGGCTGGAGTGATGGGAGCAAACCCAGTTTTTGAAGCAGCAAATTTAGACCCAGCAGTTCCAATGTCTGCAAATTTATTTGCTTCAACAATTAACTTTACTATTATACTAAACCGTATTCAAGATTTAGCAATATTAGATTCTGGTGGAGAATATAACCGTGCTTTTGTTCAAAACCCATATTCAATTGATGTAAGTGTAGAAGAACGTATGAATATTGCTCAAAAAGGAACAATGTACGATTTAGAGTATTTATTTCGTGCAATGCATGGTTTTGCTGCTTCTGCTAACTATGACAGTACTTTAATGGGTAAAACAAAAGACCCAGGTTGGCTACCTGTACGACCAGTAGAATTACATTTAGGAAAAAAACTTCGTTATCGTGTAAGAGTTACTAATATGGAAGTTTCACACAAAATGTTTTCAAACTCAATGGTGCCAATTTTTTCTGAAGTTTCATTCTCTTGTATGCGTTACTGGGATGGACCTACTAAAAAGGACCCTAAAAAATGATTTATTTAGACAGCAGATATTCAGATGGAACTCTTTTTGTAGCACAAGAACCTAAATCTAGTGATTATATGTTAAGTGTTTTTCGTACATTTCCTACTTACAACACCTCTTACTATTACTATGAGGTAACTGAAAACGATAGAATTGAAGGAATTGCTACAAAAACTTTAGGTAAACCACACTTGTGGTGGCAAATTATGGATATTAATCCTGAAGTTCTTAACCCTTTTTCTTTAAAACCTGGAATTCAGTTAAGGATTCCTCGTGAATACTAGAACACAAAACCGTTACGGTACAAATTTTCAAATTACTTTTCCAGATTTTCCAACCTTTAAACTAACACCACAATGGTTTAGATTAACTCAAACTCAAGGAAAACAAGATGTTATTGAGATATCTTACGGGTCTTTTGACAATCATTTTCAAAAGGCTTTAAAAACTGGAGTTTTGTTTAAAGTACAGTGGGATACTAAGTATGCAAAAAATGAATGGGTAGGCTATGTTTACAACGGAGATACTGTGTCTCAAGCAACTGTAAAACGTAATGCTACATTGCGTGGCGTCGGTGCTTCTTTTCCCCTTAAAGAAGGTGGAAATAAAATTTGGAAAAATAAAACTGCTTCAGAAATTGTTCAAGATATTTGCAAACAGTATAAACTTAAAGCAGTAGTAGACAAAAGTAACGTTAGATTTGGAATGCAATCATTAGTTGGAATTACTAAATGGGAAAAAATACAAGAATTAGCCAATAGAATTGGATTTCACGTTTATGTAGACGGTACTACGTTGTACTTTCAAAGAATTGACAAATTAATTGACCAATTTATGTCTGTAATACCTGTTTACTCGTACAATGACGGAACTATTAGTTCCGAAATTACACTGGATGCACAAACTTTAGACCAATTTACTGCAAAAATTGGTGATTTATCGGAAACTGGAATGTCATTTAAGAGCAACAAAACAATCCATGGAATTGACCCCATAACAGGTAAAAGTCATAGTTATACCGCAAAACCAACACAAGTTGGAAAAAACATTAGGACAAATACTGTTGATGCTTTATTTGACGAAGTAAATACCACAATTGTTGCAGAAACAAAAGCAATGGCTAAAGAACTTTCTGAAGGAATGGCTCATCTTGCTAGATTTTCTATGCACGGTTCTGGTAAAGGTCAAGGAGACCCACGTATTTCTCCATATAAAACTATTGAAATTAGTGGAACTGGAACCGAAACAGACGGATTTTGGGTAGTTAAAAGTGTAGAACATTTTGTTACTTACGATGGTCGTTACACCGTTAACTTTACCTGTATGACTGATGGGTTAGGTAAAAACAAAGGCGGTGTATTTCGCAAAACTCAAGCAACAACAATTCCAACAAGAGATGTTGCTTATGAAATGGCTACAGGAGGAAAACAAGCGCCTTCAACCCCTACAATACGTGCTAGACAACCTTTAGTAAAACAAACACGTGGAGGTTACAAAACAAACCTCAGCAGATGGGTAGGTAAATAATGGCTGAAATAGCATTGATTTTGCCTTTTTCTATTGACCCATACGGAAGCGTTTCTACAACAACTTCTCAATCAAAAATTTGGCAAGATAGGGTTAGATTTGTAATAGGTACAAATTTAAACGAAAGAATTTTAGACCCAGAATTTGGAACTTTAATTCCATCTACCTTTATGCAAACTGCAGATGATGCAACAACATTAATAGAAAACGAAGTTGAAAGAGCCTTTCAAACTCAATTAGAATTACTTACTTTTGATAAAGTAGATGTTTCCTTTGATGAGTACACAGGAACAACAAGCGTAAGCATAGTCTATGGACTTCCTAATGGGGAAGTTACAAACACAGTAATTGCTATAACCTATATTAACGGCAACAACATCTCAGTACAGGAGAACTTATGAGCATCGTCCCACCAAGTGATATCCCTATTTCTTTAGACTATACAGGTCGTGATTACTACTCAATTCGTGAACAGTTAATTGCCCGTGTTCAAGACCGCATACCAGAATGGTCTGCAACAAACTCTGCTGATTTTGGTGTTGCTTTAGTTGAAGCCTTTGCTTATATGGGCGATTTAATGTCTTACTACATTGACCGAAATATAAATGAATCTTTTATTTCTACGGCTACTCAAAGAGATAGTGTTGTAAACATTGCTCAAGCATACGGTTATATACCTTCTGGTTACCGACAAGCAACAGTTACTTTAACATTTACAAATTCTTCTGAAACAGATGTCATAACAGTTCCTAAAGGTACCGTTGTTTCTGGGGATGTTATCACTGGAGATGTTGTAAACACTATTTATTTTACAACTGATTACGATGTTGTTATTGACCCAGCAATTGATAATGGCATTGCAGAAATGACTGCAAGTGAAGGACGAAATGTCACTTTAGTTTCAGACTATTCAAATACGTATGGTGAACTTGTTGGCACTTCAAATGGAACTCCAAATCAATCTTTTGTTTTGGGAGAAACACCAGCAGTTGATAGTTCCTTAAGTGTTTACGTACAAGGTGGTTCGGCTTACTCTAAATGGCGCCAAGTTCAACATTTAGTAGATAGCAATCCTTTTGACCAAGTATTTACTGTAACAAGTGATGCGGACAATAATCTTTACGTTAACTTTGGCGACGGTGTATCTGGAGCAATTCCAGTAAACTTTTCAGAAATACGTGTTTTGTACACAGTAGGTGGAGGAGTTCTTGGAAACGTTACAACTGGAATTCTTACAAACATTGATTTTGTTCCTGGATATTCAACTAATGATGTAATTGCATTACAAGCGCTTGTTACAGTTACAAATGATTCAGTAGCAGTCGGTGGTTCTGACCCAGAATCTTTGGCTCAAATTCGTTATGCAGCACCTCTTACTCTTCGTGCAAATACACGTGCAGTAACTTTAGATGATTTTAATAGCCTTGCTCTTGGGATTACAAATTGCGGTAAAGCAAACGCTGTTTCTAGTATTTGGACATCAGTTACTCTGTATGTTGCACCATCAAGAAACCAAAATGACCCAGATTTACAACCTGGACTTGATGAAGCCCAAAGCCCAACAAGTGAGTATACAACTTTGGCTGCAGATGTTTTAAGTGGTTTAGAATCTCGTCTTTTGATTGGAACTACTTTAACAGTTCAACCACCAGTTTATGTTGACGTTGTATTAACTGTTCAATATGCAAAACAACCTCAATACACTACTGCAGAAGTTGAAGCGTCCATTAAATCTGTACTTACAACTTACTATGGTTATTATTACAATTCTTTTGCGCAAAAAATTTACGTTCAAGATATTGAAACAACTTTAAATAACAACGTTCGTGGTTTACAAATTGCTAAATTAACTAACTTGCATAGAGCCTTGGATTCTGGTTTAAATACTTTAACAGGAGCATCAAATGAGATTTTTCGAATTAAAGAAGAAAGTATAAGCATTGGACTTATTTCCTAATGTCAGTAGGAAGACAAGTTTTTGCTGGTGTTTATAGGGCTACAGTAGTCAACAACAGAGACCCTAAAAAACAACGACGTTTGCAAGTAGAATTAACTACTTCTGTTGGTCATTTTACAGATTGGGTATGGCCTATAGAGCCTGCAAATATCAGCACTGAAGTTCCTGATATTGGTCAAGGCGTTTGGGTGCACTTTCAAGCAGGAGACCATGAGTATCCAACATGGTCTGGTGCTTTTGGTAAACACCAAGGGAAAAGCAAACGTCTTTACGTAAAGGCTCTTCCAGATTCTACAAGTATTTCTTCATTAACTGCTTATGTTAAAACCATAAAACAGGCTGATGGAACAACAGAAATTGATTTAATGAGTACTTTAGTTGCTATGGCAAATGTGTTAAAAACCCATGAAACCAGAATAACCTCTTTAGAGTCTCAATTAAATACGGTTAAAAATACTTTGGGAACAAGAACGGCCCCAAGCCATACTCATGGTAGTAACGGATAACAGTTAAGGCAGTAAATTGAGGGCAAAGACGAGAAAATACAAGCAGATATTGAGAGGATAACCTAGTGCCAACATCACCACTCTACCCAGGTGCAGTACGCAATTTTGGGTCTGACGTA